GGAAGAAAAACAAGTATTAAAGTTGACATTGCCTTTACCAAGTTCAATTAATCATATTTATGGTAGAAATAAGTTTGGATCAACTTATTTAAAAAAAGAAGGAAAAGATTATAAAAGTATAAATGGAGAATACATAAAGCAAGAAGTCATTAAACAAGGTTGGGAAAAGTTATTAGAATTTGAATATTGTTATCTTGATGAAGTTGTATATATGAATAAAAAAGGAAGAGATTCTGATAACTTAAAAAAATTAACACAAGATACAATTACAGAATGTGAAGTAGTTTGGTTCGATGATACTTATTGTATGCCTAGAACTAATAGGATATACATAGATAAGAACAATCCTAGAATTGAAATTACTTTAACTCCTACTAATACTGTAGGAATATTTGATAACAAGGCTGACTTTGAATGTTTCGAAACTCAATGCAAAATATGTAGTAGTTATAAAGAAGGAAGATGCTCTGTATTCATAGAAAGTAAGGAAAATAAAATAAATGAACATGTTGAGTTAGTTTATAACAAATGGAATTGTAATAAATTTAGAGTTAGCAAAAAGAAATAAATTAAATGGAGAGTGGAATTGATGGACTATAAAAATCAATTATATGTATGTAAAACTTTGAGAATGATGAACTTTTTATGTAAGAAATATGATTGTATTAAACTTGCAGATGATAAGGATAATACTAAGTTTAAAGTATTTTTGTTTAAAGATAGCAATGAACTTAGAGAATATTTAAAAGAATATGATAATGAAATAAATAAGTAGATTAGGCATTTCTAAGAGAATTAGAGTGCCTTTTATTATGTCTAAAAATAAATGAATTATAAATAAGAAAGAAGGAATTTATATTATGGGAAAGAAAAAAAGAACACATGAACAATTTGTAGAAGAAGTATTAAATATTGTAGGTCATGAAAAGTATGAATTTTTAACTGAGTATCAAGGGTGTGATAAGAAAATAACAATTAAATGTAAAGAAGACGCATATAGTTGGAGTATACAAGCAAATGGATTTTTAAATAATGGTTGTCATTGCCCTAAATGTAATAATAAAGTAATGAATAAAGATACTGATTATTTTAAAACTCAATTAAAAGAATTATATGAAGATGAATACATTTGCTTAGGTGAATATACTGGAGCTAAGAATAAGGTTCTGATAAAACATAATATTGAAAATTGTGGTAATGAATTTATGACAACTCCTGACAGTATAGTAAATAAAAAGAATGGCTGTCCAATTTGTAATCACAGAAAAGGTGCAGATAAATTATTTATAAGTCATGAAGAGTTTTGTGATAGAACTTCTAAACTGTTTAATAATGAGTTTGAATTATTATCACTATATAAAGGTGGTAAAGAAAATATTACTGTAAAACATATCCCTTGCGGTAGAGTATATGATAGACAAGCAGGAGATATTTTACAAGGAAAAGGTTGTAAATTTTGTGGATTTGGAGCTACAAAAGATACTCAGTGGTTTAAAGAAAAGGTATATGAAATGTATCAAGAAGAATATACTGTTCTAGGTGAATACATAAGTACAGACACAACGATATTAATGAGACATAACAAATGTGGAAAAATGTATTCAATTAGACCAATAGATTTTATACGAGGAACTAGATGTAAATGTGAGTCAACATCTAAAGGAGAAAAAATAATTGAAATATTTTTAAGGTTTAATAGGATAGAATTTAAACAACAATATACGTATGAAGATTGTAAAAATAAAGCAAGATTGCCTTTTGATTGTGCCGTAAAAGATAATAATGGACAAGTTATATTTCTGATTGAATTTGATGGGATTCAACATTATGAACCTATATATGGAGAAGAACAATTTGCAGATACAAAGTATAATGACGCAACAAAGAACTCTTATTGTGAGGATAATAATATTCCACTAATAAGAATACCATTTTGGGATATGGACAAGATAAATAATATTTTAATAGATTATTTTAAAATTATAAATATTGATACAAATATGCCTACGGAAGGTTTAAATATTTGGGAAGAAGGTAATCAATTTAAATTGATTAAACTTTTAAAAGAATTACCTAATGGAATATATCCTAAAAGCTATGTAATAGAACAGTTGAATTCTACAACAGTAATAAGTAGTTTAGCTAATATATTAAGGATAGATTGTATAAAAGAGGTTTGTAATAAATTAAATATACAATATAATAATAAAACTATTACAATATTAAATAATTATACAAATTATGATAAATACAATAACTTAATTGAAACAATTAAAACATATAGAATTACAAAATCAATAAATATGTTTGCAGATTTATATACTAATATGAGTAAAATATTGGATAAATGTTATAAAAAAGATATATTCTGTAGTATGAATTGTTTTCATGGATTAGATAAACAATCGTCTGAATATAAATTTATAGAAAATTTTATGGAAGAAAATAATTTATATTTTGAACACAATTATGTTTGTAAAAAACAAATTAAAAATAGAAAGGACTTGATTTAATATGGGCAAAAGAGTACATATACATTATTTCACAAAGGAGAAAAACGATTTAGTAAATAAAGATAACAGAAAAAAATATGACAAATATCTAAAGAGTAATATTATAAAGAACAAGGATGTTAAGGAAACAACTTATCTCGTTTACGAGAATTATTTCAACCAATTTTTGGTTTATCTTGCTGAGGAATGGGAAAACCTTGATTTATATTCAGAAGATTTTAGTGATAATGCTATTGATATTATGGAGGGGTTCATGTCTTTTTGTCAAGATACACTTCAAAATAATAAGAAAATAATTAATACTAAAATATCAGCAGTATCTAGTTTCTTTTTATGGAGCGTTAAAAGAAAGGAAATTAAATTTCATCCCTTTCAAGGTCAATTAGATCGCATGAAGGGGGCGAGAGAAGAACATATTATAGGTAATTATTTTTTAAATGATGAACAAATATTAGCTATTCAAACTGGACTAATAGAAAATCCAGACAATAAATTTGATTTATTAGATATAGTTCTATGGAACGTTATGTTGGATTCAGCTAATAGAATTGGTGCAATTGATAGATTAACACTATCTAGCTATGATGTAGACGAATGTTGTTTTAGAGATATACGTGAAAAAGAAGGCTATATTATTGACGTATCTGTAAATGAAAATACAGTGGAATTAATTCATACGTGGTTAGAATATAGAAAAGAACATATGGATAATTTAGAAATAGACGCTTTATTTATTAGTAGATACGGTGGAGTTTATAAAAAAATGTCTAAAGGAACTTTACAAGCAAGAATTAAAAAGATGGGTACTATTATAGGGATTGATGACTTTAGGTCTCACTGCGTCAGAAAAACCGCATCTAATAGTATGTTATCTAAGGGTATAGATCCTTCTTTAGTTAGTAAATATTTAAACCATAAACTACAACTTGTGGCTTAATGGAGTAATCCATTTCGAATAACTCGCTTAATACGGGGAAGGCTAAATCTTTAAAGAGACATGCTAACCTACCGTGCTAAATTATTCTATATAAATAAATTATTAGAATATAAAAGCCTAACGACTATTCCTTCGGGAAGTACCTATAAGTATAGGGAAATGGTGAGTCTCCTACTAGGAGAGTGATATAGTCTAATCTTATGGGAAATCATAAGCAGTTCATAAGAGAACGGTATAGGAATTAACGAACCTATATGAATATAAAATGAAGGATGTTTCAACCACATTAGCATTTTATCAAAAGCCTAAATCTTCAGTTGAGATAAGAGATGCTATAAAGAAACAAATTAAATTACTATCTAAAAAGAAAGAAGAAGGTATGGAAGATGAAATTGAAATACCAGTAGTAGTTGAATCACAGTCTAATTCATTTGGGAATAAAAGAAACTTCTAACTCTGTTTAAAACACGAGTTTTAGAACAACCACATAAAAAGCCAATTTTAAAAGGAAATATATCTATATATTGTGGTTTTATATATAATAACATACTGCATATAGTGTATAAAACCAATCTCATAGTCAGTCTATCCAAAAATTCTGATAAAAAATATTGGGTGAATGTTTTGCCTAATTAAATAACTATGAGATTAATCTATAACTAAAAATAAATATAAAGGTAAATTATTATGGAACTAAATTTAACAATACCATGCATAATATTAATTTAATTCTATAATTAATATTATTTACATAAACCAAAAATTTTATACAATACTACAGAAAAATAAAATAAAATAGGAGGAGATTTTATTCATTAACTAGGAGGTGTCATAATTATGGATAGTACAGACCTAATTAAAATATTATTAAATCAAGTAAAAGAAAGAGATGATTTAATAAAAATCCTTTCAGACAATATAACAAAGTTATCTGATGCTTATATAGTAAAAGATAAAGAGAAGGAAAAAAGATATAACAACACATTAAGAATATCAATTATATCTTGTTTAATAGCAATGACTGTAATAATAAGTATTTTTGTATGTTCGTATTTTTGGAGTGATTATCCAATAAGCACGATAAATGGTAATGGAAATTCTACTATATCAGGAAATAATAATACAAATAATCAGAATGGAGGTGCAAATTAATGAGTTGGTGGAGTGATTTATGGTCAAAAGCAAAAAAACCTAAGAAGCCTAAAGAAGATGATGATAATAATAACTAGGAGGTGTATTAATTATGAGTGAAAACGAAAGAATGGCAATTATTGAGACAACATTAGATACAATTAAAGGTGATATACATTTATTATATAAAAAAACCGATGAAATAAATTCATTAAATACTGCTATAGCACTTCTTACTGCAAGTGTAAATGAATTAAAAATAACAGTTAATGCTTTAAATGGGAAACTGGATCTTGCTACAAATGAGCCAATAAAAGAAAAAGCAAAGAATTGGAATAATATAATTAATACAGGAATAAGTACAGTTGTCGGTGGACTAATTGCATATATATTAATGAAACTAGGATTAAGCAAATAAAAAGAAGTCAACTTTTACAAGCTAACTTCTAACAAAATACCATCAAGAGAAATACCAATTACAAATTAAAATTTCTCTTAATAATATTATACAACATTCACCATAAATGTCAATGGATTAAATGAGGTACTATACAATAATTTCTAATTAATTTTAGAATTTGTATAGTACCTCATTTTTTCTGATTTTCTGAAAAGCAAATGGTTAATCACTAATATTAAAACTTTCTACCTTATTAATATCTACAAATATATGGATATTATACATGGTTATTTAAATTTTGAATAATATCCATTTACAGTCTTCAATCATGTACTTTATTTCGCAAATCTTTTGTAATCCATCAATATTAACGTTACAAGTAAATACCCAAGACCTGTTTCCGCACAACCTTATTACCTTTACTATATTTATAACCTTAAATCCATTATCTTCTTCAATTTTAAATCTAATAGGTTTAATCTTTCCAATCTTGTCAAAGTGGCAAATAACCTCAATATTTTGGGATAATACCTTCACAAAATGCACTTCCTTTTATATTATATATTAATATTATACAGAACATTTGTTTGTTTGGGAAGTGCAAATTAGTGTTAAATTTATCCTTTTATAAAGACTTTAATCTCTCATAATCATTTTCTATTCCACAGAAAATTAATTCTTTAGAATAAGGTAATGTTGTACACCACTTACAGAATACTTCTTGCCATTCATATTTTAATCTATGATGTTTTCTTTGTTGTATAATATTACTTATAGTAGCATAATTTGTATTAACAGTTCTTTTATTCTGATAAGATTCTGGTAGTATTCTTTTAGCTGAAGATAATACTTCGTCTTTTTGTCCTTGAGTATCACATTCTTCAAAAAATATATCTCTTAAAATATTTAAATCTTCTATTATATTTGACAAATGTCCATTTTCAAATGCATCAGCAGAATGACATTCAAACATATCTAATGTAATCTCAGTATTTTTATCAAATAGCTTATGCATTGTTGAAGTTGAATTTGCAGATGTTCCTATTTTATAAGTATCAAATTCTGACCACCAATACCTAGGTGCTGTTATATCACACCAAACTTGTATTTGTCTAAAGAATTTGCAATGTTCTGTACCAGCTTTAATTAATGTTTGTGCTAGTTTTAAATCTTTGTCACCCATAATAAATTCCTCTATATTAATGTTTGGGCTATTTAATAGTAACCCTTTGTAACTATCACTTAAATTCCAACTATTTTTTGGATTTCTCATTCCTCTAAAACTTGCTTTAAATCCATAAACCTCTGTATTTTCTATTTTCATATCATATCATTCTCCTTATCTATATTAATTTATTTATTATACAATTTTAAAATATTTATCAGCTATTGCATAAGCATTCGTCAATTCATATTCACTATATTCATCATTTAATTCTGATGATTCTCTTTCAAATAAGGTTTTATCATAACTTCCAACTTCTAATTCATTATGTAATACTTCAATGTCATTTCTTAACTGGTCATTTTCTTTCATTAATTCTAATTTATCGGCTTTCAACATTTCATTTTCTAGTTTGAGCCTATTCAATTCTGCTAATATCTCCATAAAGGTTGATTGTTGAAACCCTATTTTACACTCTTCTATTTCTTCTACTTTACATTCACACATATTACTCATTTTAATTCGCTCCCTCATAATTTATTTATATTAATTTATTTGCATTGAAGATTTATACTAAACATTAGTATATTTATCGTCACTTCCTTTTATTAAATTACATAAATTATCATTATTCATGTATAGTTTATAATCTTCATTAAGCCATTTATGTATTTTATTTAATCTTACTTCATTATAGAAATCTTGTCTTATATACCAATCTTCTAATTTATCCGTACACTTACTACTATTACAAGTTTTACAACTAGGTACACAATTGGATAAATTGTTAGCTCCATTATGGTCTACGTGTTCCCTATGAAAATCAGTATGTTTTAATTTCCCTGCAAATGTATTAAAATGTTCTTCAATTGGCAACCCACAATAGGCACAACAATTATTGAAATATTCCTTACAAGACAACCATTCTTCTTTTGTAATTGTATGTTGTTTATTCATTTCTCGATATTCTCTATATTCTTTCAACTTGTCAGGATTATTTCTTTGCCAGTTCTTTAAGTTGCCTTTTGCGCGACTTCTTCTTGACACTTCTCTAAAATATTCTCTTTTATCAGGGGTATATTTTCTTTTATGTTCATTTCTTTTGTATTCTAAGTAATGTTCTCTATTATCAATTTGTTGATATTTACTACTATTTCTTACATTACATTTTTTACAATAAGG